GTTAGTGAGTTTCACTCCAGTTATCTCCTATTTTGTATTCGCCATCTAAAGGACAGCGAAGATTAAAATGTTCTCCTGCTTCTGTTATAGCTTCGACTGCACGAAGTCCTACAAAGTCTGCCTGAGATTCCCTCACTTCAACTTGCCATTCGTCATGTATATTTGCAACGAACTTATAGTCAATAGTATTTAATTTTAGTTTGTTATCTAATAAAGATAATGCTTTCTTCATAACTATAGCACCTGCTCCTTGCAATAAAGTATTAAGTGCTGCATGGTTATTTCTAATATATAATTTTCTGCCATCTAAACCCTTGAGGTACTTCTTAGCTGCTGCTCTCTGTACCCTATCTCTAAGAGACTTAAATTCTGGTTTATTATCAAAGAAATACTGTCTAGCTCTTTTGCCATCAGATGTATTTCCTCCAACCACTTTGCCAAGTTTTTCATCTCCTGCTCCGTACATGAGGGCATAGATAAAAGTTTTTGCCTTATCTCTTGATTTAAGTTTTGCAAGTTTTTGATTAGAGGTGTGTATGTCTCCGTTAATGATTTCATTTATAAACTCCTTATCATTCATATAGTGTGCTAACATTCTTAATTCTAAGCCACTAGCATCTATACCTACTAATTTATTTCCTTCTTCCACTACCCAACAAGACCTACATTCTTTACCGTAAGGACTAGAACTACTAGGTACTTGTGCTAGGTTAGGATTCCTGTGTGTCATTCTTCCGGTAATAGCTCCGTTGGGTATAACAAACCCATGAACTCTGCCGTCTTCTTGAACAGCTTCTAACCACGATTCTATTTGTGCAATTCTTTTTTGCAGTAATAAAAACTTAGCAATTAGATTAGCTTCGTGTATATGAGTTATCTCTGATAAAGTTTTCTCATCTACAATAGGTTGACCAGTAGGTGTAAATCTATCTGGCTTCCAACCAAAGTCTATAAGATATTCTCCAATCTGTTTACGACTGCCTAGATTAAACTCTTGTAAAGTTTTTCTCATAAACGGTTCGTAGTTAGAAGTGTTTAAACATCTTTTATATTCATCGTCAGTAAGTCCTCTCTTAGAAAGAATTCCATCTTTTCTAATATAAGGTGTAACTAACTTCTCATCTACCCAACGAGGTTGAAAAGTTTCATGTACTTCATCTTCAATAGACTGCATACTTTCTCTGAGTTCTGCTAATAATAAATTAGCACTCATCTCATGGAACTTAAAACCATCTCTCTCTTGTTGTTTCATTATGTCAGCAATGTGATGTTCAAGACAAACTGAATCTTTAGAAAATCCTTTAGCTTCTTTTTTTAATTGTTTAAGAACTAAAGTATTTAGTTGTACATCTCTTACACAATATTTAAGCATTTCGGCTGAGTAGTTTTGGTAGTCTTCAAACTCAATTTTATTGAAGCCTAATTTATACCCCCACTTTTCTAAGCTGTGTCCTCCATCACGAGTTGGATTGAAAAGCCTAGACAAAACAAGAGTATCAAGAATTTCTTTATCGTTCAAATCAACATCAAAAAACTTTTGAATCATTGGAATATCGAAACCAATAATATTATGTCCTATTAGTTTATCTGCCGACTGTAATAGTTTCACACCCTCATCAAGTTTACTAGGTGGAAACTTAAATATTTCATTCGTGTCTACATCTTGAGCAACAATACACCAAACCTTAGTGGCTTTTAAATCGTCTGTTTCTATGTCAAATACTAAATCCATAATTAAAATCCTTCTGATGTTTCATCAACATTAATATCTGACATATCTACTTCTGATAACCTGCCAGTATCTTTATCATAAAGTAAATGCGAGGCAAGTCCTACATCTCCAGTGTACCTAGATTTAAGAACTCTCATCTTAGTAGTCCTAGCTTCGTCAATATCATCTGACTGTTGATTTCTTTCTAATGCTATCACACAATCTGATAATTGTCCAATACTATTTGAACCCCTTAGATGGGATAGAGATACTTCAATACCGTTCTCATGTCCTTTGTTACCGTCAACTCTACGAAGATGAGAAACTAAAACAATACCTGCTCCTGTTTCTTCAACCAAACTTCTCAGCTTTGTCATAATAGAATCTATGGCTCTACGTTCATCGCCTTCATGGACAGCACTTACTAACATGTGGAGGTGGTCTACAACTACCCACTTACATTCACAGCCGATAATCATGTATCTTAGTTTAGAAAATATATCATCAATATCATTTGTACCAAAGTGAGAATGTACCCATACTCTGTTCTTATTGTTTCCATCGTAAAGAACATCAAAGAATTTATCTAATTCTTCTTTACTAAAGTTCTCTCGTTCTTGGTCTATGTAAAGTCTAGCGTTAGCTTCGATAGATAAGATGCCATCGATAGTTCTTCGCCAGTCTTCTTCAAGAGCAATCACTCCAACATTATCTGTCGTGCTTTTTATTAAGTGATGTTCTAGCTCTCTAGTTACCGAAGACTTACCAAGACCTGTACCACCTGTAAGAGTTACAAGTTCTCCCTGTCTAAGACCATAAAGTTTTTCATTAAGTCCTTGCCAAGGATAAGGTATGCTTGTTTTCTTTTCTCTGTTGTGGAACTTATCTCTTTGTTCAGATACATTTATAACACCAGATGGTGTATAAACTTTAGATGCCCACCAAGATTCGACAAACTCTTTATGCCTATTGCTTCTGAGCATATCGTTAGGGTCTTTCCAACCGTTAGGTAAAGAAAGTATCTTAGCCTTGCTAGGTTTAAACAGCCTCGCTACTTTTTGCGAAGCTTCTTTACCTGCCTTATCATTATCAAAAGCAATGATAACATTTTCAAAGTCGTCAAAGAACTCTAAGCTTTCTTTAATATCTTTGACTGCTCCTCCTGCTCCACTTTTAATAGACACAACTGCCCACTTACTACCTAGTAGTTCGTAAGCAGCCATAGCATCACACTCTCCTTCGGTGATAGTAATATACTTACCACCTTTGAAAAGCTGTTGACCAAACAATCCAGTCTCTGCTTTAGTACCACTCCAAAAAAATATTTTATCTCTGATACTTCTTGTTTTAGTAGCCGATACTTCGTGTCCATTATAAAATGGATACATGTGTTTAATTACATTCCCTTGTAAGTCGTGAACAACTTTAACTCCATATTTCTGAGCAGTATCTTTAGATATTTTCCTATCAGTCAAAGCTGAAAAAGAACCTACCTCAATATTGTCAGGTTGTTTAAACGTATTATCTCTTTGTACTTCCATATTATTTCCTTCGCAACTTTGTTTGTAGTTAGGCATGAAGGTATCGCAACTAAAACATTTAGCTGACCCATCTTCATTAACACCAACAGCATCGCTACTATCACATAACGGACATGCTTGGTGTACCTTATCCCAAGTGCTTGTCATATTAGCCCTCACTAATTATTATTTATCTTTAGTATCCTCTGTAATAATTTTAGTTTCAGATACTTCCTCTTCTATAGGTTCAATCATAATAGCTTCTTCACAACTTTCTAAAAGCTTTTCAAGATTAGCTCTATGAGTAGCACTTGCAAAGTTAACTGCTTCTGCTAAAGTTTCAAGAGTTCCTACTTTAGATATGATAACTCTGGCTTCGCCTTGTTTGGCTTTGTCAGTTATTTCATTAACATTATAAATAGTTTCTCCATCATCTTTTTTAATATTAATAATCATATTAAAACTCCTCGTTGTCTGCCGATTGTTCGGCATACTCTACTAACTCTACAACTTTAACTGCAATTAATTCAGCAAAAGTTCCGTAGTCATTAGTGTAAGGTTTGATTTTAACTTTAACCTTAGAGCCATTCCCTAATGAAACATCCATAGGGTTGCCATCGCTATCAATCAGCTTCGGTGCTTCATTGACACGACCTGCAACTTCTACTTTTCTACTAAAAGAAAAAGCAGGTTTTTCAAATTTAGGTTGTCCACTTCTATCTCTAACTTGAGAGATACCTTTCGCTTCTAATTCAGAAGCTGTGCTATCGTCAGTTAAAACTGTAATAACATACTTGTGAGGTTGAAACCTCGTGTTAGGTGTTGTAATGTGTGGATACATTGCTTCACCTTCTACATATTCATACATATTTTTACTCCTATATATAAATTATTTTAATTACTTCGCACATTATACCACAAGTAAATCTAAATTGCAAGTCTTTTTTCTTTTCGCTTTGCATTATTTTTTTGCCTAGTCATTTCGTTCTCTTCGGCAAACCACTCGTTGATGATGTGTTCTTTTAAATCTTTATTTGATAACTCAGTATTATTTTTAGTTATCCTTAAATGATTACTACTGATAACTAAGGTAGCATAATTATGGTACTTCTCATCAGCTAAAATGAACTGATAGTCTGGAGCATTGTAATACATGACATTGTTTAAACGTTCTGCATACATGCTGTAATCTATTTGTTGTTTTTGTTTTTTCATATTCCCTCTGTAAATTATAGTGGCTAGTACCCCGAATTTAATCTAGGCTTTACCTAGCCACTTGTCTTTTTGCAAGACATACTGACATGGTTAGGAAGGTTTTGTTGAGGGCTACCATGTCAATTAAAAGATGT